AACCAATTCAGTATCACAAAGTAATGAGAGCTATATTTACTTCTCGCTTTTTTCTCTCCTAGCTGTCCGATATAGTTATTGAGTTTTAATATATATGCACTTGCAAGTGCTTCCCCCATTCTTCCAGTGAGCTTGTCCCGTTCTTTCTCCGTGAGATATACATAGTCCAAACATTTATTTTTGGGGGTGGGTAGGTCGGTGCTTGCACCGGACTCCGTCACATCCTCTATAAGGGAATCAGGAATCAGGTTAAGGGAATCAGGGGATTTTTCCTCGGCTTGTCCGGTAATTTCCTGTTCTTGCATGGTATTAGCATCGGACATGTCTGGTGCTGGATAATTGTTTGTTTGCTCCTTTACGTGTGGCGACTGATGCTTTTGAAAATTCGTAATCTGTATATATCCCTTGCCTTTTACGGTATACCGTTCAATAAATTTTTCCTCTGATGAAGCCAATTCATTAAGCATCTTTTCAACGTTACACCTGTCATATGGAAGTACTTCAATTTTTATTCGCTCCGGTCTATCTTCTAATCTTCCATCTCTATCTGCAATACACCACAAACCAATGAATAAAATGCGAGTCAAAGGTGTGAGTTTTGCTAAAATTTCGTTTTTGAAAAACCCTGGCTTTATATTTCTGCTCCGTGCCATATATAACCCCCAGCCCTACTTCTCGTTCAGTTCTTCTAGCATCTTTCCGATCTTCTCAACCTTCTGCATTGATTCTTTTTTGTAATGCTCAATATATCTAAGCGTGGTTGATAGCCTATCCAGTTCCCGGAGTGCTGATAGTATGAGTTCTTCTCGTTTATCTGGCATCTAAAGTACCTCCTATCCTGTGTAATCCTCAAATGGAATTGTCTTAAACGTTGCCTTATGATTGACCCATCTAGTAAAATTTCTTTGGTACTCATCTGTACGGTCAAACGGCATTACAAAAGGATCAACACCAAGCCCATGCAATGTTTCCACCCTGTACCTATCTTCTTCCGGCGTACTGTTAAACCCAATCAGAACATAGAACATTAACCGATACTTTTTTACGCCATTCTTTTCAAGCGTATCTATTCCCTTTCTTACCGCCGATTCAATATGAATATCATCCCAGGCAAAATGTATCTGCTTATATGTTCTGGTCTTTGAGAGCAGTTTTGCCATATCCGCATTAATGAGACGTATATCAAGCCCTTGGCTAAAGTCCACCCTTACTTTTTCCTTGATGCATTGTTTAACGATTCTCTCAAAGTAATCTGGCATTGCTGTTAAATTATTGTCCATGAGCATCAATTGTTTCTGCCCCGTCCAAAATTCGTATATATCTGCTACCGCTTGAATATGGCCCTCTTTCTCGGGCACGATGCAAAACTTACAATTTCGTATACATCCCCTTGTGCAAAACCCCATTGCCGCATCTGATTTGTAAATACCATAGTCCGGTTGGCAATGCTCTATTTTCTCGGGTAGTTTTGCCTTTAAGTCATATCCGGACCCCGCTTTTATCGTTGGGCAATCTGGATAGTATAAATAATCCGGCGTATCGGAAAAAACCTTAGAAGCATACAATAAATCTACTCTGTCCTTGTCCAGCATCGGATTATAAAACGCCACGTCATCACCCTGCGCCTTGTGATAAGCAGATAGCTTCATCAACGCTATGTTGGGTATTTTACTATCTACATCAACAAGGCGAATTTTCACCCCACTACCCCCATTTCCTCATACTCTATGTGGTTGATAGCCCGTTCCGCATTCACTCCGATATCTCCCCAGCCATATCTAGCCATCCTATTGAAATTGACCATTTAAACAAGTTAATAAAAAGATAGGTCTCGTTGTCCCAATGAGATAAACATAAGCCTATACTCCACTGGCCTTTATATGTCTTATCTATTTTTATTCCAAACTTTGCATTATTTTCGTTCATAATTCGGCTCCTTTATTCGCGCTAATTCTGCATATTTCTTGTTTGCTTCTATCTCGACAAGTTTTTTCATTCGCATCCCACAAAGCGTAAACGCTACAATGGGTGATTCAACTTGTTCACAGTCTTTTTTAAACTCACAATCACAACACCTCATCATTCCGCTCCTTCCATCACCGCTATCGTCTGCGGCCCAGCCACGCCATCCACCGTCAACCCATGATCCCCCTGGAACGCTCTCACGGCCTTTTCTGTGGCCCGTCCATATACTCCGTCTACCCCGCAGGGTCCTAGGCTATATCCAAGCTTGTCCAAAGCGCCCTGCATAGCCTCCACAGCGGCCCCACAGTCGCCGGGACGGCATGGGGTGAGTATTTCACCCTCCAGCTCCCTGATCTCCTCAGAACGGTTTGTAGAGGGCCATATGTCATAGCGCCAGAGTTCATATATCTCTATAATGTTGATTACCTTTTCTGCATAATAAGGGTCGGATGCATAGCCGCAGGCTTTCACGGCGAAGCAAGCGTCCCTGTAGTTTCCGGTTTCCCGTACACGGTCATATAGTGGGCGATTTAGATTGCGGATATAGTCCGCCATGCTTTCTTCCATTGAGGCGTACTTTTTATAGTAAGCAACACCATCCTTTGTGTAGGTCATGCCGTAATAGTTGTTGCCTTGGCATAGATGGTCACCGAATCCTGTTTCAAGTGCCGACTGTCCCAGGTTCAGGGACACTACAATCCCATCCGTTGCCTGATACTTGAGTGCTCCCGGCAGCATCATACTTATAAATGCCTGCTCGTCGCTCAATTCTATTGGTGCCATCGGCTGGATGTTCGGCGGGAGCTCCGCAGCATCCGCATGGGTCGCGAAGAATAGACCAAGGAACAATGCGAATATGAACCATGCAATAGCAAGTTTTAGAAAGCCTTTGTATGCCATCATTCGGCTCCTTCCTTCGCGGCAAGCGCGGCAGCTTCGGTGAAAAATACAGTTTTACCAATCTCGTCTAAGTCAAATTCAATTTCATCCATTGCCTCTCCGTTTTCGTTCCACCCCGCGCAAAAACTTATTAAATCGTGTCCATATAACTGAATCATATCAATCTTATATGGAGCAATACGGTAAAAAACATCACAATATGCGTACACCGTATCCCCGACCTTGCACGGCAGTACCACAAACATCCCATTTACCTCGGCCTCCACCAGTTCTAATAGGCGACCAAAAGACATAACGGATCGCAGTTTTTCAACAATTGCACGTGCATGATAAAATTCTCCCGACTGCCCCGTCATCTGTTTTTCGTATCCGTCGAGTAGTCGCCTTAGTTCCTTTGTCTCATCCATCATTCACCCCTCCGCTCTGCTAATTCGCATGAATCCGTTGCGTGACGGCTTCTATGTTTCAGATTACAGATATATGCCCATGATCGTTTTCCGTTTCGTTCTTCAGCGTGTTTGCATTGAGAACATGAGATACCTACATTGGCCCTTCGATTCCAGGCGGAAATGGCCTCCTGTTCTGTCTTTGTGTTTGCTGGAAAAATCGCGCAAAGAGATTTCAAGCATATAACTTGCCAAATTGATTCCTGCATTTCTTCATTACGGAGCATTGATGTTGTTGCCCTTCCCCCGCAGAATGGGCATGGTTTCAGTTCCATCATTCACCCCTCCTTATAGCTTCCATATCATCACAAACTTTTTTCATAAGTGCCTTATAGTGATCGTGTGCTTTGGCTGCCGCTTTTTCCAAGGATTCATTAAGCAAATAAGCCGCTTTATTTTTTGCTATTTTCTCGTCACCACGAGCAATCTTTTCAACGACAGTGGTTGGGTATTGCTCCAATAACTCCACAATCTTTTTTGACAGTTCGATGTTGTAATGGTAATCAGCCGTTGCCTTTCTATTGGCATAAGTGCGCCAATCGGAAAGCTGTTTCCCGGCCTCATCTGAGTACTGCCGATATTCTTCATGTAGGTCTTGAAGCGTTGTTTGCATGATCTACTCCGCATAATCAGTGACATCAATATTGTTTGCGTACCAACGCTCACATTCAAAACACACGAACACAAAATCCTTTACATTATGTAAAAAACGTGTATGTGATCCATTGCATTGCCAGCAACTACGCATTTGAAAATCGTTTTCGGCAATAGCTCCTTGCGCCAATATGCGTGCTTTTTCAAGCTCTCCCTGTGTTGCTGGACGAGAGCGATAGCCGTTTCTTGTTGGGAAAAACCTATGGTTATTTGTGTTTTCCATTTTATCTACCCCAATACGTTGGTATGGAAAATCCCACGGAACATATCCCGATCACCAACCGTCAATTCAAATTGCTCCTGCGCGGCTATCTTACAAGTCATGGCTATTTCCCCTTTTGGTTTGTGCGTGGTGCTTTCCGGGCCGTCCTCGTGGCACCATTGACATAATTTAAATTTCAGTCCGTACTTTTCGCTATTGTCTCTATTCTTACCGCCAAAGGCATGATGGTTATGTACGGCCCTTCTCTTTCCGCAGTACCAGCAGGGAATCCATTCTATGTCTTGATTAATCATTTCTTCTTCTCGAACGCTTCCTGGAATACAATGCAAGCCGTCTGTACATCATACGGGCACTTTGGATCATCTATTGCTCTGTTAAATTCGTCTATATCATTGCGATATACCCAATTCACTATCTGCGGATCACGTTCGTATTTACCGTATCTGAACAACATTGATTGCGCTTGCTTCGGTGTCATTTCTGATTTGGTTTCTGTTCTATCGTGTATTTCATCAGAGGCGTTTGCGTCTGGGTCACTCCACCCAACAGCAATCATATAAGATTGGAGCAAGGCATATTTATACGCACCAGTCATGGCCTTATATACATTCTTGTCCCCAATATCTGTACCAGACCCTATTGTTTGTATCTCTATGAATTGTCCGGTTTCTGAATCAGCGATCCGATATGTGACGATCAAGCATACCGTACTTCCCTGCTTGTCAATCATGTTTGTTTTCACCGGGTACATGACAAGCCCTACTTTTGCCATTTCCTTGCGTATTGTTCCTATGACGGTTTCTGCCTTGATGTAATCATAATTGGTCCGTGCTCCCGTCTTTTTGCTTGTATAGTCTACTTTCCCGTCTTTCTCGATACCGGGTACAGCTTTCATGACCTCGATAATCTTCATGTATAGTTCTTTCCCGGCATTCTGAATGCGCTCGTCATTAGAACAATCAATATCTCTGTACATATTAAATATCCCTCCTATACTTCTCGCACATGCGCGGACACTTCTTACGCAGAAACTTCAAATCTGGCTTGTCCTCCTAATCCAGCCCATGGTAAAGACTGCTCGAAAGCCCTTCTAAGTCCTCAACTTCTCGCAGTGCTTCTATAAGCCTGACTTTTGTTTCCCTGCATGGAAAATAGCCATATCGTGCATACCGCAGCACCCGCTCAAAAGTAGACACCGGAAAGGGCATTTGATTATCAATCACAAGCCGTTTGCGCTGTAAGTGCTCAAAGAAGTTTTCGTCATGCATCACCTTGTACTCGACAAAAATTTCTTCTCCGTCATTGACTTGTTCCTTAAAATAGGCAAACTTCACAATGGTAAAATCAAAACTATTTATTATTTCTTCTGCCGTACCAAATATTGTTTGAACCAATTCAATGGTCGGATTGTTGTGATATTTGGAACGCTCCTTGTATGCAGTTACATTCTTGTTTTCGTAGTATAAATAGTAATTATCTGTCTTGTCGGCATAGTATTTTTTGGCTTCCAAGAAGTCGGCGTTGCTCTCAAAAAAAATGTCTATGTCCTTCATTGGCTCGTTATTGAAAACATTCTTAAAGCAACCACCAGCAATAAATCCCTTATGACCGACCATGAATCGGTCGAGTTTTTTCAGATTATAAAAGTTATCCAAAGGCTTTGTAATAAGCATCGTTCTGTCCTTTCTTAAAAAGCGCCCCGCCCGTTTCCGAACAGGGCTAGTAACTAAAAGGAGGGGGGTTATCCTGCTGCTCTCTTTTAGAAAATTCCAAAAATCAGTAGAAACACAATCGCGGCGCAAATAATAATGATGCCTAGCAGGACGATGTCTCGACCGCCCCATAACATTTCATGTTTACGTTTCATGGTACATAAAACCCCCTTTGTCTTGCTCCTTCTTGACCGCATATCTTCACGGCCTGTTCGTCGATGGTATTCAGCGATTCTTGCTCCCGGTCAAGGAGGGCTTTTAATTCTCTCTCTGCCGTAACCCATTCATCCTTGCGATCCCGGCATATGCTTATTTCTTTTTCCAGTCGTTCAATGCGCCGGACCGCGATCTCCCGATCCTCGTATAATACGGATGCATCAATCATGTCCTACCCCCAAAATGCTCTGAAACAATGCCATAGGATATATGCAACCCCGATAGCCGCAAGGAAAATGCAGGGGAACCTGGTAGGGTCAGACTTCATTATGCGTGGCATTAGTCGGCCTCCTGCTCGATAAAGTTGATAGATGAAATATCAGCAGATATGGAGAAGGTATTTCGACAATTCCAAATATGCAAGCATTTCGATTCATAATCACAATCCATGCGAAAACAATTGCCCCTAAACGATACATCATCGCAGCTCCCGCCAAACCTAATCATTGTCCCATCTGACATTACTGCAACAAAGTCCATACAGGCCCATCCACTGTCATGTTTTCTGCGAGATGGAATAACATACACCCCTTTCACGCCATGCAATATGTCATCCCATTTTCGCTTAACAAGGGAGAGCAATTCTTTACGTTTCATAAGGCTTGTCCCCTGTAAGTCGCTCCGAAACGGTCCGCATAGCTGGCATCGAAACCATCTTCAAACGATTCTCCACCATTCATTCCATCAGCTATGCCATCTTGATATAGTTCTTTTGCCCACCCAATAATAGAAATCTTAACGGCCTCCAATATATCAGACCACTCATGTTTCGCTTGTTCCGTGTTCATTCCGTCTCCTTCCCCTAATTCCCAAATATCCAGACAAAAAACCATGTTACGAGGTAGGCTACTACTCCCAGGATGGCATAGGCCCAAAACAAGCTGATCTTGTGTGAGTTCTCTCTTTGTATCGGTGCTTTCGTGATCATGGGCGTGCCTTTTCAAATGTCTGCTGCACCTGTAATGGGTTCAAATGATGCCGCCGAATGCGCCGCGACTTTGCCCTTCCATCCGACCGCTTTGCTAAACGTGCATTTTCTCTACGCTCTTTTCTGTTCATGACTTAACCCTCCAATTTAAAATTACAGAGGGGAAACACCCTGTGTCCACTAGCACACGCATGGGAGATGCGTTGGTGCTCCCCTCTGGCGGCCTATGCCGCTATGGAATCCGCGCTAGGCGGTTGTTCCCTCCGGGGCATCGGTTATGACGATGTTGCCCGGATTTTTAGAGAACTGCTGCTGCGGACAGCTTGTGACAGGGGCGGGATTTGAACCCGCTAAAGCTTTCGGTAGCCGTCGGTCATTATTCCGTCGAATGAATGAGCGGCAATGTGGGCCTCCGTTGTACCCTATAAACACCGTTTCTTAGGCCGTCGCCATCGGTCGCTCATTGAGGGCCATTGTGCGTTGCTCCGTACCCGTGTTCCGTGCGGCCTCCACGCCGCGTCCCTGTCATATTAACTTTTCAAATCCGTCCTGCCCCTGAGATTGTGCGGCTCCCACTAAACCTAACTCAACAATGCCTTTTGTGTTTCCTGGAAAAGCCGATTGATAACATACTGCTGCCCGGTTGGTGTGATCCTGGTAGTCAGCGAGAGATGCAGTTCATCTTGCCCATACGGAAATTCCGTTACCTCGAAGTATCCGCAATCAACATATTTCTGATAGGGCTTGTTGCGTCCATCCTCGTAGTAAAGCAAGCGCCAATCCCGAAACTTCTTATATAGCCTTTTTGCGCCGATGACGTATCCTTTCTTGCATAGTACTTTTGCGAAGTCACGGATAAGCAATGTATCGTCACTGGCCTTGCATGTTTCGGCGAAAAGGACAAGGGGCTGTTGCTCCTCAATCTTCGATGTCAATTGTATGATCTGCCTATCAGCCATTTTGAGCGCACGGGCCATAACCATTTCCGGCGTATTCCATGCTTCCTGAATTTTTATGAAATATTGCCGCGCCATCTTGCCTTTTTCAGTGCGTTGGAGCATGGAGATTTCCTTCGCCATTGCAATGGTGAGTTGGTGGTCGATGGTATCTTGCCCGTTTTGGGGGTGTACAAAATTGTACGGGGTGTAGTCCGTCCCTTCCGTAAAACCGTATTCGCACATTCTAGGAAACCATAACCTATATGGAGTCTCGACTTCTAAAAATGTGTGCAGTTCTCGGCCCGATATCATAGGTGTGTCGTTTTCATCGGTGTGGACTTTGATTAATTCGTTCATCTGTATCCTCCTAACTCACCTGCAAGCCACTTTTCCCATAGCTTGCGGACAATAATAACCCTGTCTCGACTACTACCTTCTTTGTGCCCCACCCCACCAATCGGAATGGTGTGATTTAAAATCATTGCCTTTAAAACCTCAAAAGAAGTTCCAAGTGCGGCGGCCACTTCCTCGGCGGGTATCGTTTCGACCTCATGAGGCTTGTCCATTAGTTACTTCCTTGTCGTATAAATCGTCTATTGTGCATCCAAATATCTCTGAAAGCCTTGGGAGCATGTCGGCCCTTGGTTTGCTATTTTCCGTTTCCCACATAGCAACGGTAGATTGCCTAATCCCAAGCTTGTTTGCTAATTCTTGCTGGCTTAATTTTATTTTCTCTCGCAATATCTTTATTTTTTTCACCTTAAAGCCTCCAATTAGGTTGATTAAAAGCAGATAAAACAATCAACTCACTTGATTACGGCTATATATTAGCACCATATAAATATAAAGTCAACAACTACATTGATTATTTTTAAAAAGGCATTGCTTATTATCAACAATATTGATATTATGCCGTCTTGGGGGGAGCTGGTTTTAAAAGGCCATGCTACAAACAGGGGGAAGGAAGTGGCTTCCAATGTTTCAGATAATCCTTAAAAAATTACGAGAACGCGAAGGTATATCCCAAAAGAAACTAGCCAATAAACTCGAAGTAGCCCAATCCACTGTAGGAATGTGGGAAAGCGGAAGAAGCAATCCAGAGCATGAAACGCTTCGTAAAATCGCTAAATATTTTGACGTTAATATTGATTATCTTGTAAATGGCAACCAAATTATTCAAACCGAAAATAATATGATTAAAATTCCGGTTATTGGTCAGATTTCAGCAGGAGTCCCAATAGAGGCCATCGAAAATATATTAGGCTATGAGGAGATGACGAATGAAATGGCTATAACAGGAGATTTTTTCGGATTGCTTATTAAGGGTAATAGCATGGAGCCCCGGATCAAGCAAAACGATGTGCTGATAGTTCGCAAGCAAAGCGATGTTGACAGTGGCGATATAGCCGTGGTATTGGTTAACGGATATGACGCAACCGTAAAGAAAGTCATGAAGCACCAGGACGGCATATCGCTTATCTCTTTTAATGAAGCATACGCACCGACATTTTATACCTATAACGAAGTAGAGACATTACCCGTTGAGATCATTGGCAAAGTAATAGAACTGAGAGGAAAGTTTTAGATGCGTAGGGCAAACGGTTCCGGTGGGGTCCATAAACTTTCCGGCAATCGGCGCAAGCCATGGCAAGCCAGGGTAACGGTCGGTTGGGAGGAAGGAAAGCAACTAATTAAGGTCATAGGATACTACGAGACAAAAGCCAAAGCAGAGGAAGCAATAGCCCTTGATCGTGTCATGCCGGTTGCCGAACATGCCAGTATCACCCTAAAAGATTTATGGGAGCAATTCAAAAAGACACGGTCATACACTGACATATCAAAGCAAGCGCGGGATTGCCATAACGCCGCCTACAAATATATGACCGAATATCATAACAAGCCTTTCCGTGATCTGCGGTTGCCTCATTTCCAGGCTATGATCGACAAAGCGGATGCCCTCGGGCGTAGCGAATCCACGATGCAGAAAATCAAGATGCTGTCCAATCTTCTTTCGCGATATGCCAAGGATCAGGACATCATAATGAAAACCTATTCGGAGAATACCCGCATCCCCGCGGTGCCGAAGAAAAAGAAAATCGTCACATTCTCAGACACCGATATTCAAAAACTGTTCGATAATGATAAAGTGCCCCTGGTAGATACGGTCCTTATCCTCATCTATACAGGCATGAGAATCCGGGAACTGCTGCGGCTTACCAAATTCAATGTTGATCTGGATAATATGCTCATAACGGGAGGAAGTAAGACGGAGGCCGGGACCGACCGAATTATACCGATTCACCCCAAGATTCAGAAATACGTCCGGGCGCGGTATGCCTCATCTCAAAATTACCTTTTGGAATGGGATAAGACCACAGGAAGCAAGGAGCGAGAGGACAAGCATATTATAAGAGCTCCATACCTTCATGAGTTTTACTGCACCCAATTCTATGATCTCATGGAAAAGCTGAAGCTCAACCCACCGGGCGTTCATCATCTGACACCCCATAAAGCACGTCATACATTCGTGACCAAACTGTCGGGATGCGGCGACCGGAAGGGCAAGGCCATTGTCACCGGGCACACCAATCCCAACTTTTCCGAACGGCGATATGACCAGCCAGATATCGACCGGCTGCGGAAGGTCATCGAATCAATTGAGTAAGTCTACAATATACGCGCAAGATACACGCTTCTTTTGCCAATAAAAACAAAACCCCAAAACCATTGCGGCTCTAGGGTTTCTATGGTGGGGCTTATTGGGCTCGAACCAACGACCTCTTGCATGTCAAGCAAGAATTTACACCCGAAAAGCCCGCGTTTTGGGGATTTTCGAACGCTGTTGAACGGGTTTTAACGCTGCGTAAGATACACGCAAGATACAAAGAATTCTTATTTCTCTCTTTGCTTTTCCCAATATCGGGATGTGCAGAACGAGTAAATGTTTACAACCTGAATGCTTTGTGGTTTAATGTAAGACGACATTTCCAATAATGGAAACAAGGAGGGAATAATGTGAAAAAGCATGGGTGGTGGATTATTCCTGTTGCAATTATGGTCTGGGTATTTGTATTATGTATAGTGCATCCTTCATCGACTGTCGGGTGCTCAATGACTCCAACAATCAAGAGCGGCGATATGGTGATATGCCTAAACTATATCTTTTCGCAGCCAAAACGGGGTGATATAATTTCATTCAGCGCAGATAAAATAAATACTCATCCGATAAAACGAATAATCGGCTTGCCCGGAGAAACAATAAAAATACATGGAAGCGCCGTTTATATTAACGGCGAAGAATTAGAAGAACCATATATTGATGGGCAATTATATACTGATTATGGCCCGGTAACAATACCGAACAAATGCTTATTTGTACTTGGCGATAATCGTAATAATAGTACAGACAGTCGATCTATTGGGATGATATCTTACGATGACATCCGGGGAAAAATCATATTGAATCTACGGCCAATTGTGAAAGGAACACGAGATGAATAAGGTAAAGCATTTTTGGAACGGCTTAAAAAGAACACAAAAAATAATGATTATTATATCGATAGCATTCTTAGTTCTTATCGGCACCGGAATATGGTATTACGCAACGGTTATCGACAGTCCATATACTATATTACCGAGTGACAATAACCCGTTTGATGATCCTACCGTATTGAATCCAGATGACCCAGATAACCCAGGCAGTGTTTTAGATAACTTTGACCCCGAAAAATATTATGATAAGCATATCGTTAATTTCGTTTTACTCGGGTTTGATACCAGCGACGCCCGGCGCGATATGCCGGATCAATCATGGTATGGTATGAAAGGATTTGCAGGGGGCCGACCCGATAGTATCCGGGTTATCTCAATCAACCTTGACACCAATACCTCTGCAGTAATCAGTATCCCGCGCGATACCTACATCCAGATTGCGAATACCAGCACTAAGGACAAGGTTAATTCATCGTATATGTACGGTCGCTTGGCGGCTCATCAGCAAGGGATAACCGATGATGAAGAGATAGACCGGATGGGCCTTGAATATGTCATGAAAACTATCAGCAATGTTTTGGGTGGTTTGCCGATGGATTATTACATGGCTATCGACTTTGACACGGTTGTTAATTTTGTAGATGCCATAGGTGGTGTCAAATATAATGTTGACATAGAAGTAAGGCATCCCCAAACTGGTGAACTAATGCTGGAGAAGGGCGAACAAATTCTAAGCGGCACACAAGCCTTTATCTACTTGCAGGATCGTTATAATACAACTGGTGGCGATTTGGGCCGCACCCAGCATCATACTATGTTTCTAAAGGCAATGATGAAACAACTGCTTCAAAACGGCAAGATCATTGACGCGCTTAAAATGGTTATACTCCATAGCAATGAGCTCGGTACTATTGAGACTAACATGTCCACAGAGCAGCTTATGGCGGCGGGTAATATCGCCGCAAAACGACTAAACTTAAATGATATTAACCCCTACACCATTGCATGCAACAACAATATGAAGGATGGAATATCCTATGTGGTGATGGATCAAGAGGCGAGAAGTGAGCTCATTAAGGAAATATTCGACTATGACTATCCAGTGCAACAGCAAGAGCGCCTTGGCGATACGGTACCAAAACCTCCTATAAATTTTACCGGATCATTGACAAAAGACGGTGTTGTTTTGAGTTGGGCCCTGGGCGACTCCTATAATCGCGCTTATGTCCTTTCGCGCAATGGCAGCCAAATTGCAACTAACTTGACAGAAACACTTTACTTGGATACTGGATATTCTCCCGGAACAATCACTTATGAGCTGCAAGCAATCAACGGCGAAGCGGTATCCGATCCAATATCATGCACTGTCCAAGCGGGGCCGACCGCGCCGACCAATTTTAAGGCATCCTTTGACTCGCTTACAAAGACCGTATTACTGACTTGGGACTATTCCGGGCATGATGTAACCTTCACCATTTATAAAGGTGATGGTGATGGGACCGGACGGCGAATTGCCAGCAAAATCAAGGACCGCACTTATGCTGACGCTGAGGTAGAGTACAATAAAACATATACCTACTGGGTAACCGCGGTAAAATCTGACGGGACGGAATCAGCCAGAACATCAGTAAGTATAGAAACAATCATGGGCGTAACTCCCACGCCATTGCCGACACCGACTATCCTATATACGTTAGCAATGGACGTTAATGATTTATCGATGATGGAATCATTAACCCCTGGGATTGGCGCACATAGTTATGAATCTGCAACATCAGTCGGAATAATGGCCGAGTCCAAGTCGGGATATCGTTTTGTGGAATGGAAGATAGAAGGAGACGCATCATTGCAAGAGGAGAAAACAGAAATAAAAAATACGGTTGACGTCAGCGGCGTATGCACTGTGAGAGCTATATTCGCCATTGACATCACGCCAACGCCAACACCGCTTACGCCAGATCCTTCGATATCACCGGAACCGAGTATGGAGACAACCTAAATTTCCAAAAATAAAAAAGATGGGACCGGAGAAATCCGGTCCCACTGTCTTTTAAAACGGCGCTCTGGGTAAAGCACCGTCGAGGCAACGAAAGTATATCACCCATTATTTAGGATGTCAACATACAAGCAAATACCGCCCCATTTCTGGAGCGGTATCGCTTTCGCCCGATAGGGCAGGAAACCGGACGCATCCAGTCCCCTTAGGTGGTGTCCGCAAACACTCACCGCAATTACTTTACTGGCGGAAATGAACACACTCGTGAGAACGCTGTTGCGACAAGGCGCTACTTTGACGTGGTGTTCTTATCTCTTCTATACAAATCCCGCCAAACTGTTTTCGTGCGGCCCAATGTTACCTAGATAGCTTTCGCTATACTACTCTGCGTGGAACGCGGAACTTCGATAACACAGAGCCGATTTCCGATCATTTTACCCTTGTACTTCGGGCATTGGGCGGCTTGCGCAATATAGCACCGGACCGGAACCCGTTTAATGGTTTTATTTTACCATAAAACACACGTTCTTGTCAACGCTTCTTCTTTTTCTTTATCTTGCCGCCGTACTTCTTGTCCCACTTCTTGGCGATCTCAGGTTCATTTATGTGCATCCATGCGCGTTGCTTTTTGGATTTGTACGGCATTATGCGTCACCCTTTCAATACCGCCACCGAGCGCGTTTCCCGCGCACATCAACATGGGTTATATGTTCGCCGCCCATGCCCACGCCACCGTAGGGATTCATCCTATCGCACAGCGCATCAGTATCATTTCTGCTCATTCCCTCGATGATGATGTCTGCCGCCCGTCCGTATAGATGCTGACTGAGCAATGCGCCGCCGTTCTTTCGGTTCCATGTCGGGCACCTATACCCGCTTGTGATTGTGATAGGTTTGTCCCCTGCTTCCTTGCGGATACGTTCAAGCAGAAACAATATGGCAATGTCAGTACCTTTTGAATAATACCCATTGCAGTATCTACCTTGGCAGTGGCACATAAATCCTTCTTTCGGGAAGTGCTCTATCTTGATGGGTTCGTTTTTCAATGCGGAAAACGTTTTATCACCTACGATCTTATCCGGCTTCAATCCCATGCCGCGCTGAAACGCATATACGGCATCATCTGTCATCTTGCCCCATATACCGTCCGCACCCCATCTGCCAAGGTCAAAGCCCCACGCGATAAGCCGTTGCTGTATTCCTTTGACCGCTTTTTTCTGGCCTGTAATGCCTTTTTTGAGATACAAATTACTCACCCTTTGCGTCTATAGTGGATTTAACTTTTACGCTTGCCGCATAAGCACCATTAGCCGCTAGGGAAACAAGCACAGCATTCAAGACACATAATGCGCCAACCTCTACCGTGAGCGTTTTCATAAAGAAATTAGCCGCTAGCAGTACTACGAACGCGACAATGTAACTAAATATTTGTGTCGGCAGTTTTGCAAAAGTGCCTTTCAAAAACTGTACTAGAAGCGTTGTCGCAATGACAGCACCAGCATACGTTCCGAGCATTTCCCATGTGAAAAACTTATCCATTATTTTCTTCCTTTCTTTCCGGGTTTATTTTTTCAAGTAGATGCTTTTGCATCTTTGCCTGAACCTTAGTTAATTCTCCGTTTCGCTTTCCCGTTATTGTAGCGTCTATGTTTTTTAGTACGCCCTCAAACGTAAGCGCAAGCGTCTCTTTCATCTCCTGCATTTCGTCATACATCTTGTCCTGCTTATGACAAATAGGAAATAGCAATTCCTTTATCCATATGTTCATTTTCTTTGCCACTATTTTCATAATTACCCTTCCTAGCCACGCAATAAAAGTCGCCGCAGGTACTACTACTACTGCAATTTTCCCAGCTTGTTCCCATGTCATAGTAAGTCACGCTCCATCTTCATTTCCTCACATTCATCTGCTAATATATCCCGTAATAATTATTTATTATTTTATATGCTCTCGCTTTTCCTGCAGCGTCTAATCCACCATCAACACACCCGGCCAAAGCAATGTGTCCGGTTAAGAAAGCCGTGCTATTTAGGTCATATCTGCCGCCCAAGGTAATACCATGCATATCTACCGTCCCCGCGTTTCCGGTATCAACGGGCGTTGTCGGATCACCCTCATATAGATAACTATTCGCACCATTTAAATCCACCATCGTTATGACATATGATGATGGCAAGGCCCTTGTATAATCAAATACATGCGTATCCTCGGAGTATACGCGCATGTAATCTGGTGAGCCATCGCGCCAAGATATGCTGCTCTGATATTGGTATTCCGCGCCATCTATTAAATAGTTATTGTGTCCGTCCAGCGTAGCGTTCCAAACGGCAATAATCGTTCGCGGTTGTCCCGCCGTAAAGGTCGCATTTTGAAACGCTTGGGCAGTCGCAAAAGTAAGCGCGGAATGACCGTTTAGGGCAACAATGTTTTTTGTAAGTGTTGGCTTAATAGCTGACGGAGAGACTGCATCATAGCCGCCCTTGATATCCTCCCATGTTGTGATCGGATCGCCATTGTTTCCAGGTACTTTATCAGCCCAAAATAGAAAATTAAATGGGATAGACATTATGCCATTCCCGCTTGCCACTGCTTGCATCAAAAACATACCTACACCGTCCTATCGCCAAACATGGCCCAAATATTTGCGGTAGAAGTATGCACAAGACCAAATACGGAATATTGTTCACTTGCTTTATACATGCTGCCTGCGCTTCTTACAGTAACATTTGTTGAATAAGATACATACGGTTGTCCGGCTCCCACCCATTGTCCTATCATTTGAAAGCCTTTTGGTAACAACGTGTTTGTACTGTCTGGTATAATAACTTGCATTCCAGTTGAATTATTAAATTCAAGAAGCTTTTCATTGTCTGTAGACGCTATTGTATAGGAAGTGCTTGTAACTTCGGCTATCCCCACGTATTCCAATGATTCTAACCGTTGTCCTACTTCTGCGAATATGGTCTCTGCTGTCTTAGAAGTAGACGAATAGTGTTCGGTCGAATCGGCTACGATTATATTTTCCGCATACTCAGCGTCAAAAGCATATCCGTTAGCCATCAGACACCAATACGCATTGCATACGGTCGGATATGTGGGCGGTACGTTGCCTACGGTCGTTTGTAAGGCTATGAAAGAAGAACCGTTGTATTCGACCATGTTATTCATATAGTAGGTTGTAGCGGCGCTGTAGACACCCTTATGCCGTAGGTTATCTGCCAACAAGGTTAATGAGGTAAACTCGGTGGTAGATACTACTGCCGCGTCATCATAGATCGAGGCTTGTACCGTAAACGGAAACGTGAACGTGCTTATTTGATTTCCAGTACCGTCCGTGATGATGACTTGACATAGTACCGTACCTTCCATTGCGGTATCGTTCGATTGCAGTGAGTAGGAGATAATCCCATTTTCGGCATCGTCTATATCCGGTTCTCCCTGGGTGTACGTGCCGTCCGCTTTCTTAAAATAAATCCGTATTATTAGGTCGGTTAAATTTACCGCAACACCACCGTTTTTAATAGTCATGGTAAGCTTAGTTGATCCGGCATCTTCTCGTACTACATCAATAGACGGAATATCTAGGTTTTTTCTGTCCGTAAAATCCAGATCAAATTCTTTTTCTACTAATGCTTCAATACTCATATTGCTACTCCTCCCATTACAGGCAAACAAGCAGGCCAAATTTGCATATAAGAAGGTATATTTGAACCCGCTATGGTCAATGTTGCGCTAATTTCATCATCAAGGCTTCCAATGACATAAATATTTCTTTCTGTTCCGTTGCCTGAAATAAGGCCACGAGACCGCCATTTAAGTGATATAGAAGGTAAATAATCAGTAAATGCACCATCTAATGGTAATACCGTACCCGAAATATCGTCAGTGACGCTTACATATATGTTTTTACCTCCGTTCAACATAAGGGCGTTAATTTCAAGAAAATAATCTCCATATGCAGGTATTTTGCCAACAAATTCAGTAGATATTGGAACCCAATCACTTGATTCAAGGTTAACAGTATCAAATCCCGTATAAGACCATTTCATTGTAAAATTGTCGTTATCGAGAAACGCACTAGTTAATCCAATTGGAGGAGAAAGCACGTGGGAAAAATATACATCAAATGTATCTGATGAGCCTGGAAAAGTTCCCGATGCCGATGTCCCACCATCAGTTATTAACATTATCGCCGCATAGGTGTACGATGCATCGACAAATTCATCAACTAATATTCCATATTTTCCACCGGCTATACTACATGTTAAATATGCATATGATCCCACGGCCCCATATTCTCCCGGTTGCTTTATCATCGTATGTTCTGCAATTGGCTTTTTTAAAACAATAATAGGGTTAATATCATCAGAATAAACCCATCCTGTTTCAGGCACCATTCTTTTAAACGCCCCTAAATCTTTTAATGCACTTTCTACCTCTGTAATTGCAGATGCTGTTGTGAAATTATGGCTAGCAGCATAATATCCACGGGAATCCTCTATGGATACACCGCTTGCAGTTGTCGCATATCCGTTAGAAATAACATACCAGTAATCAGTATATAGGTCTGGATATATTGGCGGCGTATTGCCCTGAGTGGTTTGCAACGCAATGTAGGATGATCCGCTATAGGTTACGATATTGTTTATGTAGTACGTTGTCTCTGCCGCATATTCTCCTTTGTGTCTTAGATTATCTGCGTATTGAGTAAGCAATGAAAACTCTGTGGTAGATTGTACAGCTTCATCGGAGTACGCGGTATCCAATACATTGAAGTCGAAATAAAACGTGGTTACTCTGTTGCCCAATGCATCAGATAAAGTAATCTGGCATATAACTTGGCCTATTTTTGATACATCATTTGTTTGTAAGGTATATGCTATCTGTCCAGTAACTGCATCTACCACCGTTGGATCGCCTTGCGTTATATTTCCGTCTGCTTTTTTGAAGTAAATTCTAGGCGTTAGGTCTGTTAAATCTATTGCGGTTCCGCCATTTTTCAGGGTAATGTTCAGTTTGCGCGTTCCGGTATCGCTTTTAAGTACAGTGATATCGGGTACGCTTGGGTTCGTTTTATCCGCATATTCCAGCGGGAACGTATAGTTTACTACTGGTATACTCATTCTTTCTGGCAATCATCGTCGCTCACCCTCCTTTATTCTATTAGTGTTGCGTATATTGTGCCGCCTGTGCTGCTGTAAAAGTAAAGGCTTCCGCTTACGGCTACTGGATACGGGAAAACGGCATCTAGTGAGCTGGACGATACAATCATACAATCGTTTGCGTCTGCCGTTTCTTCGGTATTGAAATGCACCGCATCGTTACCGGAATTTCTCAATAGATACGTTCCCGGCGTAAGAGTAGTGCTTCCCGCCCCGGACGTATAGGTTATTGCCACTCCCGGATAAATCTTTCTTCCATTGTCTTTAGTAAACATGGTCATTCTCCTTTCATGTAGTCTAATATCTCGTACAGGTAATCTATTTTATCTACCTGTGACATTGCTTGAAATTCCGGGTTGTTTTTCAGTTCGTCGTATACGGGTTGCAGTTCGTTATCCATTTCGCCGCGGTCGTAGCGTTCTATGGCTATCTGCGCTTTAGCCACTTGCTCGGCGAGTGATTTCAATTCTTTCAATACAGCCGCCTTTTCTTCTCCGGTGAGATTGTCCATCTTTTCTACCGCCGCGCCGTACAATTGGTTTATGATATTTCCTTCTATGTGCTGATACCTGTTTCTCTCATCCTGTGTTAGATTAAATTTGGCTACTTTCCACTGGATATTCGAGACGGATACGGTACGGGGGATGAAGCTTTCGTCACCTGTTTCTTTCGAAAGATTAATGACATAATCGCTGATCTCGTTTTCCTTATAGCTTGAAACGTACATCGGATTTACAGCTAGGTCTATGAACCGCCCGAAAGCTTCCTTCTGGCTTGTCCTTGGCTCACCGAACACGTCACGTTGCGGGTTAAGTTGTTCCCTTAAAACGGGAATATTGTTGACTATCTTATTAAGAGCTTCTTGCTGCCATGTATCCGCGTATGTTTCCCTATACACTGGATCAATAACCTGTGCTACCTGACGGGCCCCTGACCACACGAATCCCGGTAATCCTTCTGCAAGCGGTACGGTGATATATGGCATTGGCATAGCATTTGGATCACCGTTATTTGCTGCCTGTACTTCTGTTTGTATTTTATTCAGTACGTACATCATTGACATATCTAAAATAGTATCAAAAGATACTTTAGCAATATCAAGAACTTTTTCATCAACCCCATACTCTGGATCGTCTATTTTCATTATTCTATCGACTTCTGCGCCAATAGCCAGCATAGGACCAAATATATCTACGCTCCCGAGAGATACCATTTGATCGCCGTCTTGCCGTTCCAAATCACCGCCCTTAATCCATCTGCCAATTGCGGACATATTGATTGTATTCCCTGCTAGTCCCTGTTGTTTTAGGATGTTTTTGATATCTTTGTTCGTTTCGTCATTGCTGGAAAAAATCAATCCTTTGTTGTGCAGAAACTTCCCTGCGGCATATATGCCAAGCGTTCCCACTATAGAGCGCGCAAGCATCTGCGCGGCTTTTCTTTGTTTGGCTATGTCTTTTGCCTGGAACATAGACCATACAGCTTTTACCGCTCCACCCGGGGAGTAGTCAAGCGTGCGTGCTATTATAGCTCCCGGTACACGGGTATACTTTACAACAAAATCACCAAGCCCCCACGCCCTGGTTTGTTTCAATACTTGACCGGGCACCTTGGGGCCAACGCCTATCAGCCTATTCAATAGTTCTTTAAACCCTTGTAGGGCAACGCCGGGCCAAGTGTTGTTTTGAAGCGTTGCGTATTGCGCATCATACGCCGCTATTTCTTCTATTTTCTTTTGCAAAGAACGTGCTTCTGCTCCATTTGTTTTAAGCAATTCGTCCCAATTATTGAATATTGGTTTATTAATGATTTTTTGTAATTTTTCTTTTGCCTCTATAGCCTTTTTGGTTTTTGTGTGATATAAGCTATTCAAGGAATCAAAACCATTCTTTGATAATAAATTATCTATTTCTTTCTGCAATTTTTTTGCGTTAGGGGAATCCAGTTTATATACCTCACTTGCGTTCTCAAAACGAGGAAGCGCGGCCATGTTTTGTTTTACCTGTAATTCTGTCATTCCTTTTGAAAACTCATCCGGGCTGCGCAAGCCAACGCCTAAAGCATCTTCTAGCCTTTTCCCAAGTCCTTTATTGAATGTCCGATTTTGAAACAGGTCATATTTTCCTGCACCCAATAAATTGAACGTGCCTAGCTTTGTATTGAGCGTTGCCGTCCTACCGCGTTTTGCGCCAAACTTTATTTGGTCAAATATATTCCCCGTCAAACCAATAGTACGTCTGCCTGTAAACAAAGACATGGCCCAATCAATCGGCATGGCTATTGCATTTGTCGCACGCTCCACTACGTTAATCTGGATGTTTGTACTAACATTTCTTGCCAATGTTCTAAGGTTCAGCAAGTGACCAAATGCCTGTACCGTACTTGCCTTTTTGGCTACGCTCGATGGCACTTCATCATATATCCTTGCCGCCAGTTGCGCGGAGGCAATCTCGTCCAGCTCATCCACATCAAGGGTTTTCATAAACTTCACGTCGCCATTGGTTATCTTAATGCCTCGTTGGGTAGCAAGGTTTTGTATGGCTTCTATATATCCGTCTACTGACTTAGTTTGCTTTGCAGCGTCGAGTTCAGAGGCGGCTTTCGTCAATATCTCGGTCAATTCCGGTGTAAGCTTTTGGCCGTTCTTTTTTAGAATGTTTTCGGCCATTTTGAGTACGCCTGTCGGCCCGGCATTCCACCACTTTGCGGCATTGCCTACCTGTCCTGCTTTTGTAAACTTCTTCGACGCCGCTTCAAGCACTTCCAGAGCTTCGTCTGTTCTGCCTTTGTTCAAGAGTTCGTCAAACACATTGCGTGCTACCGTGGCCTCCGTAGCGTTGCTGAAACGGTCTCCGTCAATGACGTTTCGGCGCAGTAGTTCAAAGTCATTTTCCTGCATGACTTTCTGTGCGTTACTTTCCGCGACTTCCTGTAAGGATCGCTGATATGTTACTGGTTCATCGGCTAGTTTTGTTGCAGCTTCTTCCGGCATTCTCTCAAAGCTCTGCGCGCGCTGTGCGAGTGCGCTTTCCTCGACGGGTCCCATAGCTTCATCATAATATTTTACTCCATTTAATTCTGCATACTGTGGTTGTAAAGCATCGTCTATTGAAGAAGCCATTTCATTGCGCCATTCGGGTACAACTTCATCTAATGCCTCTGTGACCTTTTCGCCCTCTAGCTTACTGACCACCTTTTCCGCTACGGGAGGATCAAGCTTAGATAATGCGGCAGCAGGATCATCGGCGTTTTTTACGATTAGTACTGCGCTTGATATATCGTCAAAGCTTGCTAATGCTTTTTGGTTGATTCGCGCCATCCTCAGCATATCTTCCGTGGTGTTGATCGTACCCTTGACCATTTTTGCCGCATCCGCAACATCATCTATGTACCCTATGCCGGGAAGTAAATCATCCGGACCAACATACTGCATAACGCCGGCTAGAATTTCATAAAGAATGGGATGATTGTCTTTTAGCGTTGCCATTGCTTTGGGGGCCAACAATTCTTCAAACATCCTACGCGTATCATACGTGTCGTTCTTGGTAAGTGTATCCGCAACTCCCTTACCCATGCCGCGAAAATAACCGCCGATTTTTGGTAAAATACCTTTCTCTTTAGATGCCTCTATGGCCCCTCTTGCGCCTACCGTGAAGGGAAGGTTTAGTATTTTATTAATGGGGTCAGTCAACCAACCAAAAAAGGACATAAAGCTATCGTCAACATTTTGCTTTCTGAAATCATTGTCTGATGCCACAATGGACCGATACAACCCATAGAGAGGGTTTTGAGAAGCTAACAATGTTTCCTGTACTTCGCTTACAGCCTTATTTCCTTGCAACAAGTTGTAGGCGTTTGTCCAGAAATTTTCCACTTCCTTCCCGGTTTTAGGATCGATAAAATGAATCTTGTCATCTTCGTCCGTTGTATATGAGATAAACTTATTTGGATTCTTTAACGCATCCTCGCCAAAAATCTGTTTTAGTTCTTCTTGCGTATAAGTATCTTTTGGTTTTGAGGGCATAGGCGTACTGGCGGCCACCTCATAACCATACTTATCCATAAAGTAATCGTTCATGGATTGCTTATCTTGTTCTGTCTGCGCCTGTTCCTCCGGTGTTGGCACGTTGGCAGCATTCGATTGATCTTCTGGTACCGTGATTCCTTCTATCCCGAGGCCGCCCAACAGTTTGTCTGTATCGCTGTCGGACTTTAAGAAGCCGCCCATCGAGCGCGGGAGCTTTCCTTCCTGATATAGTTTAACATCGTCGCTTTCTGTAAAGTCGTATAAGTCCAATAAAGACTTGGGCGGTACTCCCCTGGCTTGCCGCATTTCGTCTATCGGATCGTTCTGGTCATATTTATACTTTGATATATCAAACGTAAATTCTTGCGGTGTTTTTTGTTCTATGTCATAGTATGGATTCATTTGCTTATATCTATCTACGTCCATTTCGCCGTATTTATTCAAAAAGTTCAGCGCAGACGTATAATCTATTCCCAGCTTTTTATATCCTTCCCCGTATTCACGAACGGAAGTAAACAAAGGTAAATCAAAACTACCTGTTTGTGGGTTAATGAATCCTTTTACGTCCTGATCTGAAATTGAGTAATCGTTATAATTACGGCGCACCGTATCAAGCGCATATTGATAGCCATTATCGGTTTTATACTTTTCTTCATTAAAAACGCCCGTGATTGGGTCAATGTACGGCTTTACTTGGCCGTATCCCAAAAACGGGTTGTTTACCCTGTCCCTGACTTTCTGCATTGCTTCGTATATATCCGACATGTTATCTTCTCTCCCAAGCAGGTACGTTTGTCCTGTATATTGGAAAGGTTGTCGTAGGCACTAATTCTGGTGATCCAGGAGACTTTGGAGTATATGCGGGTGTTACCGGAAACGTTATTTCTCCGGTATAACTATTTGCTTGACTGTACTTTTTCTGAAACTTATAATCCGCTTCCATCAAAGCAAGCTGTTGCTGAAAATCATTTGCGTCTTTCTGCGCCTGATACGATGGCGTTCCCGGAGAAATACCTAATATCTTGGATGTATAATTATCTACATACCCTAGCGTCTGTACCCTAGTCATTGCATCGTTTATTTCCTGCCGTCTCATATTGACTTGTCCTAGATACCTGTCATATGCTTGCTGTCTGTAGTTCCCAGTTAGACCGATTGTAGATTGCGTTATGGCTTCGCCCGTTGGAGTACCGTACAGTATACCGCGTTCGTTTGCTTGTTCCATGACGGCTAAAGAAGTGGCTTTTATGTCCTGCTGCAATGCTTGGTCTTTTCTTGGATCATAACTAAAATCCGGTATACTGGCGTAAGCAGCGTCGGCAGATGCAGGAGTAACGGTAGCGGCGGGAACGGCGGGAGCGGCCTGTATGTTTCTAAGCGCACCTATCGTTTGGCTTCCGGCAATAGCGTCTACAGTAAGACCGTTTTTTGCTTGAAAGTCCCTGACTGCGGCTGCAGTTTGCGGACCGTAAATGCCGTCTGCGGCAATGTCATATCCGGCTTGCCGTAGTTGGCTTTGCAGACTAGCTACACCCGATCCTCTATTTCCCTCTCGATATGTTGCCATCTTCCCACCTCAATTAAACGCGAACATTAATTCTTTCTTCCATGCCATTTGTGTTTCTGCCGGGTTATCGTATAGTCTTAAATTCGGGCTATAGGTTGTCCCGCCAAAATAATCCATCAATGTTTTTTTCCATTCTATCTGCGTATCTGCCGGGCTGTCCATTAAAGGCAGTACTATGTCTATTTCCGACATAATTTCTTTCTGCCATGATTCGAATGTAGTCAATGGATTATCGTTTAATCTCAGGATCATCTGCCGTTCCTCTTTATACGATAATCCTTTTGTATGCCAAACACCTTTACGTCTCCAAATCCACTTAATATAGGCGAGTATTGGACTGTCCCCGGTTGCGGTGTCATATCTACTTCCACTACGGCTTTATCGCGGCTAGGCAATACGTTGCCCAATGAATGAACCTCTATAGACTCCGGGTTTTTGTAATTATACGGTTCTGTCGTATATCCGACCGTTAACCTTGCCTTGCTCCCTACATCAGCAGTAATATACATGCGCTTTAATACTTTTTCGTTCGATAGCGTATTGTCCGTGTATGGAGGGCCCCATTCCTCAAACTTGATAGGCGCACTTTCGGAAGTTAAGGAGTCATATAGTGTCCCATGGCCTGTTGACGAGGCCCACAGGGAATATATGTAACCGTTCTTGCCTATCCCGTAGAAGTTATTGGCGTTTTGGGAACACGCATCGAGGTATACCAACGTCTTTGCTGGGGATAAATCGTCAAAGTTTGTTTCGATAGAATACCACTGTTTGCGCATTGAATCGTATTCTATCCAGTCAACATCCGCATCGTTATCGGTCGTATGATAGGATAAGAAAAACCGTCCCGCGAAGCTTCCGGCGCAATACTGATCTTGTTCAAGACCCGCAGCGATCATTTTATCCAGCGTTTCATTAATGAACGGATCGCTGATTTTAGTTATTTTTGCGCCGTTATATGAATATACCCCGTCCCTGCCAAGCCAGTATAAAATCCCGTTTACCTCTGCGGCCGCAAAATGGCTCACACATCCTATAGAGTTCGATACGTCCACGATCTGGTACGTTGTCGGCCCCTTCCCGTACAATTCGTGCATTGATGTCATGGTAAATATCACAACGTGATTGTTATACGATACCAAACATGTTATATCGCTTTTTGCTGAACCTATCGGTATGCTCCCCGCGTCACTTGCCGTTGTCCAATCTTCCGGCTTCGCCAATGCGGAATAATACAATACTGCGTTTTGCGCACAATATACCCTGTTTCCATATACGGTTACGATGTTTGTTAGAGGGCATGTGGTGCTGGAAATTGCCAGCGCGGTAGACCCTATATCCGCATACCGTTTGTTTATCTTGTCCATCAATATATTATAGGTTTTAGTGCCTGTTTTAAGCTGGGCCATTCCTGGTCTTGACCCGCCAGTTGTCAGCACGGCAACCGCCGTAAAATCTGTTGACGAAAATGGGTTAGTCGATACGCTTTTCCCGTACCATGCCGTTTCAGTTATTACATTGACGTAATCTACTGTGCCGCCGTCGCTTGATGGCGTGGCGAATATCTGTCTGGGTAACCGTGTGGAAAAGTCCGAATCCAAATACACATCTTCCATTGTTTGAAATCCGGGAGAAATTGCGCCACAACCGTTTTTCATGTATACGGCTTTATCGCCCTGCACCATGTACGGGTTTTTGTTTTGGTCTACGCCGTTACCGATACCACTTTGGATCGTGGCGTTCTCATACCGGACTTGGTTCCAATTCGCCATTTAAAAACCTTTCCAAAATGAGTTCGTATAGGTTTTCGTTTGTTTCGGCAACCGTTGTTTCTTCTTATAGTAGTTCATCTTGATTCTTTTCAGTTCGTCGCGTTCTTCCTGGTCGTAATTATTAGCCATGTCTATGTCCGGTGCACTGCCTGCCTGGGCGATAACCTTCATGACATTATATTTGATAAGGTCAATTCCTTCGTCTGATACACCGAGCGTGTCCGATGATTGCGAAACTGCCGCAGGTTGGGCTTCATAAAATATCTTTACCTCTACGGTGGTGGATGGTGTGGGATATATCCTTAACATCATACCGTTTGTGGTAGCTTCGTTGAGCCACCTAGCGCCCTCCAGAGCGTCGTTTTGTCCGGCGAAGGTATATTCGTTATATGAAGTTGACGAGGCTGACGAGGCAATCTCAATCTTCTGGATGCGGTCCGGGTCCATGCCTGTTGTGTATGAGTAGTACGCTTGATCGTCCGTTGTGTTAAACGTATGTAGGGCAGTAGACGGAATCCACTGCCCATATCTTTTTAGACCGGAGTTTATCCAGCCGATCTTGTTACTGATGGCGAATTTATTAGGTAGCCTTAAATCAATATCGCTTAGAATTTCTTGTACTGTCATTTACACCATCCAGTTCGTCATCCAGTATTTACAGTCTTGTAAAGCGCCGTCTATCTGGTTTACGGCAGCTTCGAGTTCTCTTTCTCTGTTTTTGAGATTGCTTAGTTCGTTTATATATTGTGTTTTTTTGCTCTTTAGGTCAGCTTGGCGCTTTCTGTTTGCTATGCGCTGCGCGTTGTCAGTTTCAAACCCGTACAAAAGCGTTGCTTTCAATAAGTCGCTGTTCTTCGGGATATAGAGTTTGATTCCCATTCCCGCCGCCACGCCAAGAAAGTATTCACAGGATGGCCGTTGAAACCCATACTCGCTGTCTGCGGCCATATCTACGCCGTACACATGGATCTCATCGTATCTTTCGTAAATGGCAAATGCGATCATCCACGATATAGAGTTCGTAAAGTACCTAAATGGTTCACCATAAGGCTTTCCGAAAAAGTCAAGCAGTTCGTCCTTTGGAAATTTCACGGAGTTTGGAAATTCCTCTGAGTGATCCCACATGTACAATGGAATCTGACAGTTCTGTAAAAACGCCCTGTGCTCTTTTGTGTTCTTGCTGGGCGAATCGGGGCTGTGGATTTCAAACCATTTGTCTGCTCTCGCCTCCGGTTTCTTGGCAAACAGTTTGTACATTTCATTCAAGGCCCAAATCTCAAACGATTCGTCCTTAAACGGCGCGTCTACCCACGACGGGGCAAACCCCAAAATAGCTACTTTGCGATACGGTTTTTCTTTGCTCATTGGCACTCTCCTTGAATTAAATTAAAGGGGGAGGGTTACTCCCCCTTAGGCCGGTATTGTGACTAAAACGGGATACTGGCTCACGCCTGCTGTATGGGCAAATATGTTGTCATATGCCATGTTGTCGTTATAGTTTATGGTTAGTACTACTGTGCCATCTGCCTGTGTTCTGCCACGATTTCCACCGACAATAACCTTGTCCGAATATTCGTCGATGAAAAGGGTTACGACATCAAACACATTGTTCAGGATCATTGCTACCGCATCGGCACAAGTCATAGAAGCATGTACGGTTATCCCGATTGCGCCGGACTCAATCAGATTGTCTCGAATCAATAGCGCACGGGACGATCCGGTGCCGATGTCGATAGTGGTTGTACTGTACTTACCGATAAAGCGGCAATCCTGGATAGTGAGCTGTTCAACGGCGGTAGCGACGATAGCTTTCGTCGCGGGCGTGGTCCCACGGCCATCAAACGTACAACCAATGAACGCTAGGCCGCTTGTCGTGGTAGGAACAGTGAAGATAACCCCACCGGCATCCAACGATTGAAAACCGACATTGATAAACCGCGTCCCCATATAGGCACCGGCTCCGATAACATGGTTGCCGATAAACACAGGATACGGTTTATGGTCGTAGCTCCCAACGCCAATAACATCACACTTATTGGGCAATGTGATAATGGTTTCCTTGTCATCCTCGTCATTGTCGCTCTTGACGTAAATCTTGTTTCTGGATGTCCAGCCAAACGCACCAGAGGCAATATCTGCATTACTTAGCGCAAATGCTACCGCAAGCGTTTTTACTGCCGTTTCCCATGACAGTCCGTCCTGCGTATCAACGCCATCGTTACCGTCAACATAATAGATTTTTCCAGGCGAACCGGGAATGTCTGATATGCCGCCAGTAAAGGAATATGGGCCGCCACCTATTCTAATCATGATGGCACCCCCTTAACCAGCACTGCCGACAATACCGATATTTGGAAGTGCACCGCAGTTGTAACGCGCCAACGCATTGAAGTAGTAGTTCTTTGTACGGATGTTGTCTTGGTCAGCCGCAAATCCGGTTCTCTCGCGCCACTGGAAGATGATATGTGTGAAGTTGGTATCTTCCAAGAACCAGGCGGTTTCAGAGGATAAGAACCGTAGATAGACCTGCTGTAATGACGGCAGGACATTGATTGTATTGGACACTTCGTTTGCCTGCAGTTGGCTTTTCAAAATCTCCTGCACGGTAAACATGTTGACTTCATGTGTGATAAGCCTGTTTGCGTGAGCAGTCATAGGCTTACCTGCATGATTCTTGAAGCGACTGAACATCTGCAAACCCGTTTTGAGGTTTGCGGGAGAAAGCGCACCGGTTGTCAGCGTGTCGTTGGTCACTCCGGCTGCGTCTTTGCACGGATGATCGTTCGCACATAAGACTTTACCGTCAGCCAGCGCCGTAGCGAACGCATTGTCAAGCCATCCGATAGCCGTTTCTTCTTCCAGGTTGCGCATGGTATGGGCTAGTTCCTTTGCCCTGACGCTGTTTATGCAGCCGTAAAGATCATCTTTGACGGCCTCATAGGTGTATTCCAAGCCGTTTGTCCACGTTTTATTGGTGATTGTGGTCTGGTACGCTTGGGTGACTTTACCGTAAGTGATATCGCCGCCTTCGACTTTTTCAGACGCGGCTTTCAGGTTGCCTATACTGTCGTATGTTTCTGCCGCTTTATTGGACGTTTTTTCGGTTGTAAAGCTCGGATACTGTGTTACAAATGAGTTGAGATTCTCCATAAAAATCTCTTTCTGCCCTTCTTCCAGCATCCGGCTAATATCTGAACGTTGAATGTACGACATGTCATTTCACCCCTTTACAGCGCAAGATTCGTGGAATTGACTACGCCGAATATTTTCCTTCGGGCATTTTCAAAACCAGCTATCTTCAAGAACGCGATACCGGGAGATGACGATTTGGTATCCATTCCAATTTCACTTACACCGGTTTTCGTGGAAAAACCCACGTAATCCCCGATGTCAGTAGTGGCAGGTAACGTAGTAGAGCCATCGGTAGAGTAAGTTAACTCAACCACCTGGCCTCTAATTGGTTGAATGTAAAATGGTATTGTGCTGCCTGCCGTTGTTGCTGTCGGCACACAGGCAACCATCCCAAGGAATTTGTGTATCCCGGTGCTGGTGGAAGAGGGTAGAATAGCCCTGCCGGAGCTTTCCTCTACCAGTTTCCCAACGTCGGAACTCTGGATATGCCCCAATATGCTGCTTGCACTAGGCAACACAGCAATCAAGGGATCGCCAAAGGCATGTATTAACATTTATTTCACTCCTATTCGCCGTAATGTCGTTTGTAATATTTCTCCTTTGTCCATCCGGCGTTAGGCTGTGCTTCTTGCAGGCCGCGCAGGGCCCTATCGTCTTCCTTTTCCCACAAGGGGTATGTTTTGACTTTCTTAGTTCCTGCCGGTCCGGTTTCGAGCCCTTTTTCTTCGGCTTCCTCTTTTGAATAGAGTGCCAATTGCGCCTGTTGGTTGGCTAATTCCTTGGCTCGTAACGGTCCGCGCACCATCATATAAGCTTCTTCGGCAGAAATATTGTATCGTCTCATGCGCTCTTTGATTTCGTCCTTATACGTGGGTGCATCACTAAAAAAGTCACCGGTGGCTAATTTGTCGATCTGACTGTTTCTATCCATGTCCTCGATTTTAGCCATCTTCTCATCTTGCGCTGCAAAAAGTTTCGCCACTTCCGGGTCAACGCCGTCCTGGACGTATTTGTTCTTTGTTTCTTCGCGTTCTTGTGCAGCTTTTACATCAGCCATTTCGCGTTCAAGCCGCTGACGTTCTTTCTTTTCGCTCATGTATTTGGAAAGCGGAACGGTTTGCTTGTCCTCTTTTTCCTCTTCCTGCTGCTCGTTTTGTTCCTCTAAGGAATCATTTTCCTCTAAGGTTTCGTTCTCCATAGAACCTCCTCTAAAAGTCGGTTACGCCGCTCGGTCGGGCTGTTTCTGGTGCCGCCATATAAAGCCTTTTTTGTCTTGCTCAGGACTTATCTTTGCGGGGACGTTCCCCCGTTTCGATCAAATGTATCAATTCCTCTTTGTCGAGCGCTGTTATGTTTGTGTATTTCTTCCCCTCCGCTATTTCTCTTAGGGGACGGATGCCGATTATATTAAAGTCCGTGATCGCCATGTCTCTGATCGCCCATGTGCCGCCGCTGTTATCCATCAGCATGATTAAACCTTCTATGTCCGTTTCTCCGGCCCATTTAAATCTACCGCCGTAGAACGTTGCCGGGTCTGTATACTTCTTTAATTCAACAACCGCTTTGATATCTTTGTCAGAATACGTGTGATGACCTACTTTGGTTGTATTAAGTACAAATAGCATGATTTCACCTCTGCGCTATGATAATTTTCCTATCCTCGTCTGATAGCCCGGCTTCCCCGCCGTACACTATCGCTATTTTGTCTGCCTTCTGACGGTCCGCATATTGGGTTCTGTCGAATAATCCCTGGTGATGACCTGCCATCAAAAACTCTTCTACCGTGATCGGCTTTTTTGTTTCATGGCCGCAACTTCGGCATATAGCCGTATGCCCTTTATGCCAGAGCGCCACTCGTTCGCATTGCTCGCACACGGGCATGGCCCATATGTCGAATCCGTATTCTTTGTATAAAAACTCTCTTTCCCGGCTGATCGCATGGTTAAAATACTTTGTATCTTCCAGGGTCTTGGCCGCTCTTACGTTTGATTCTGCTGTGTTCATGCCGGTACTCCCGCTTGACTGGCCGCACGCCCAGGCAAAGAGCTAAGCGGCGGCCCGTTTTCGCTCAACCCTGCTGGTGATGGCAGTTTCCCCGCTTGCTGTAGTTGCATCTGCTGGTCGAGCATCTTCTCCTGGGATTGTTCTATCTGGTTGTTCGCGAAGTCCTCCGGCTGCAAAGGAAGCCCGATAGTTTCAAGGAATTTTCTTACCTCTGCCCATGTAACAACGGGCTTGCCCTCAACCAGTAATCCGGCCAAACTCTGTAGCATCTGCAATATGAACGCCTTGTTTTTCGGCAATCCAGTACCTATGGTGATCTTGATATCTACGTCCACGTCTCGTGTCTGGGCCGCCCCTTTGTTTTCTAGCACCATAAATTCCGGGGCGGGAGAATCGCCGTTTGTCCTTTTCCACTCGGCCCTAAATCCAGAATTGGACGGCACTAAATCGGGGACTTTTTTCATGCTGTTAAAGTCAGCCCATACGAACCTTACGGGATCACCGGCTATCCTGAACATCTTCCCGGCGTTGTAATGTTCCAACATCATAGAGAACCCGTATTTGAGCATGTTCGCTAAGGTCAGTTCCAACATCATCTTTTTGTGATCTGTAGCACTGTTCCCCTGCTGCTGCTGGATCACTGCCTCCGTCGCGGTGTTGGCCTTTGTGGTCTGGCCCATCATCAGTTCGGAATATCTGGTTGCTCTCTGTGCTTCTTCGTGGAATGATGCTATTAACTGCCAGAGATTTGCATTTACGCGGCCCATTTCTATTTGCCGCACAGTGTTGTTTGGGTTATTGCACGGTATGGAGCTGGACCTATCATCATCCAGACTTTCCGGGTCCATATCTGATGCCTGATCAATCAAGAATTTATTGGGCTTGGCTGCTTTCATGATCTGATCGTATAGTTTGTTGATCGTTGCCTGTAAAGGAACCAATAATTTCCCGTCGCCGAATCCCCACAAATCGCCTTCCGTCACGTAATTAGGTGTAAAGAAATAGGGGAATTGATTGTACTTGTGATACGGCTTATCCGGCTTAGACGTATATAAAAGCACGCCGTTTCCTGTAAATTCCACTAATTGAAGGTTGCCGTTTTCAAACCGCCATAATTGTAGATACCTTATATTTCTGCTTTGATCTTGGGTCGTTTCTTCCGATTGAAAAATAGGTGATACATCATCTTCACCACCGCGCAGATTTTCAATTGCAACGGTATTAAACCGCTTTTGGCGTTTGAACCATGATTCTGGATATATAAATTCCTCGCACATGTATTCCGCTCTGTAGAAGTCAAGCGGAGATGTTATGCCTGAATCAACAAAAAACCGATGCGGTGGAACAACTGAAAAGGTCGGCAATCCAAACCCGTTTTTCCATGTTGGGTCATAGGTGATCTTGAATATTCCCGGCCCAAACTTACACCGTCTGCGTTCGTGATGCTCAACTAAAAGCTTGATATTGTTCTGCTGCAATAGCCATTCGCACGCTGCCTGGGACATTTCTTCAAACGGTTGGTCTGACGGTGTTTGCCCTTCTATAAGACAGTCAATCGGTGAAGCGGTGATGGCTGCTACCTGTCCCTCTATGTTGGCATTTACGATATTTGCGCGGGTATTTGGCTCTCCGGTTATTATCTCTTGATCGCAGGAGTAAACTTCGTCTATCATTTCCCATTCGGTATAGTGACTGTCCATAAGAGAGCGCGATTCTTCTATTTGGTTGAGATATCCGTCAACCATCTGCATTTCTTCTTCGGTCATGTACTGATCGCGCGCACTACTCATCTCTCACCTGTTTGTGTGCAGTATAAAGGCCATCGGCGTTCTTGAAATTTGCGTATTTATCTACCTTGGGCTGCTCCCTGTGCATTCGCCCAATAAAAAAGCCGGGTATAAACCCGGCAATCAAAATCGTTGCTCCAATGATCATTTCCATATTAAATTTTCGCGGATCACCGCGTTTCAAACCTCCGTTAACGGTTCTTCGTCAAACCATATCTAGTATTTCCCGCTCTTACACTTTCACGTTTCTAGGAAATAGTCAAGTAAAATACATTAATTGTACATGTTTTGTACATGTTTTGTTATTTAATCTCCCCATTTATGATCCAATCAAGCAAGAAACTGTCCTTAACTTTTTTTAATAATTTGGCGTTTTGCCGAATGCAATGTCCACCTATCTTGCCCTTTGGCGGATCGAGTATATATCGTTTAATCCCGTGTTCATTTAATACAGCATAAAGAGCGTTATAGCTTTCGTTGTATTGCTTCACATATTTATAAGGCATATTAAGCATTGTACACAAGGCATTGACATACCGCGCATACTCAATATTGATTCCGTAATTTGTTGTAGATTGCAACTTCAACGCTTCCGTCCAATCGGAACTTTTCAACCATTCCACTTCAAACTCTGCTTGCTTAAAAAATCTATAAATTGATCGCGTTCGTTTACCGCCTACAAACCTTGTAAATACCATCATGCTAGAGTGCAAATTCGGATGTCTGCCTTCCACCGGAGAATGTACGGCGTTTATTACCTTCGATGTAGTGCCAACCGGAACGCTGGAAAATATAATTGTATGTCTTACGTTGTATTTTTTAATTGTTGCGTTAACAACATCTTCGAAGTCATCTGTATATGGGATCGCCACCATCAAGACTGTGTATGAAATTAATGATGGGCTAAAAACCCACCCGTCTTTATCAAGCACGTCTATATCGTGATATGGTTTGAATGTTTTATATAAAGCTTGTCCAACTTCACCAAAACCTAATAAGAGAGTGTTCACTGTCCTAATCTCGCTTTCATTAACGCTTCTGCCATCATCCAATCTTCCGGTTCATTTATGTCTATTGAGCGTGATTTTGGCATTTTATAAAGCGTTTGTTTGTCAGTTAAAAATCTGTTCGTTGCCTCAAAATACGTGCGCGAAAAAATAAATATGGCGCTGTTTCTTGCCCAGTATATTTCTGGTTCTTCTTGTGACCTGTGCTCTGTCTGAAAGTCAAGCGGCTCTTCATGTTCGTTGTACATTCTCTTTGGTACGGTAAGAGGCTCTACGCTTACGACTGTCCAGTTTGCATTTTGATCATCGTATAGTCTTGCCGTTTCATTAATATCTTGCGCAATTCTAAGCGGGGAAGTTACTTGCATAATGGCTATAGTTTCAACGGAGCGCGGGTAATGTGTCAGCAGTTCTTTTATTACACTGCTCATGTATACTTCATCGCCGCATAATTCCTCTGGGCGCTTCACAGCCTTTGAGTACTTTTCTAATATTTTCGGGATATCGGTTGAAATAACGTAGTCTTTCACGCTTTCGGATTTTTCGACCGCATCAACCGTCCATTCAATCAACGGTTTGCCACAAAACATTTTAATGTTCTTATTTAGGATACGCTTTGACCCACCACGGGCCGGAATAATAGCTAAATCAATCATTGATCTTCTCCCCAAACTTTAATATGTGCCGTCCTGGGCGTTCTTGCCTGCATTTAGGACAAGCTACTTCTATGGTTTTTCTGTAACCTTCTGTTGATCCTGGAATAAACTCAAAAGTAAATTCATCGTTATAGTCAAGCAATCTCCTGCCATCGAACGGACATCTTAATTGTTTTCGCATAATAAAGTCCTCACTATTCTTTCCGATGCGTGTCCATCACCAAATTTATCCGACATCGGGAATCGTTTCCCGTACAGTTTTTTAGCCGCTTTTAAGATTTCCTTTTTCTTCATTGGCACTTCAATCACGTTTTTGTCTTTCTCGCGCCCGGCCTGACGGTTGCCAACGCAAACATAAGGTATTCCCAAGTACGACCCTTCTTTGATTCCCGATGATGTGTTGCCAACTAAAAGCGAACATTTTTTCAGTAATTCAATATATTGTTCGGGTGATTGATGCTTTATCATGGTAAACTCTCGTCCGTGAATCGTTCTGGATATAACCATGTTTCCAGCATCCGTATTTGGGTTAATGAATATGGGGCATGGCAATTTCTCAATTGCGTCAAAAAACTCGTTTATGTTTTCATGAACCAATGTTTCAGGATGAAGTAAGGCGAGCGTATAGTTCTCCGGTTTTATTTGTTCCCTTCCGATCCAATCAAGCGCAGTCGATCCAACGACTTCCACGATGTCCGTTTTTTCTACCGAATTTCTTATTCTCATTGCGGCATCTTCCGTGACAGGAAAATGTATGTCTGCGGCTGCGGTAATCATGGAACGGATTTTATTATCTATGCATCCCGTAATTTCCCCGCCCTCCGTATGAGCCAACCGAATATTCATAAACATTGCCGTAGCGGCTACAGGTAAAACCTCATACCTGTCGCCGTGCACTAAAACCACATCCGGTTTGATTTGTTCCAGCGCGTTCCCTACCTGTGAGTTAATTAAAGCCGAAGTCAAGACCATGCTCGATCTATCATCACCTGCGACGTAGTTTTTCAAAACATATCCGTCCGTGTAATCTATCCCGGTACAGAATAAAAGTTTTTCAACGTCCATGTAATCTTTTGCAAAATCACAAACGCCCTTCAATCTGCCCCAGTTCGATCTGGACCCTATAGCAACACAGAGTTTCATCGGTTGTTGCCCCACTTTCCGATGTATTCCCGTGCACCCCAATCCGGGTATTGTTCTTCGCCGCACATCATGTTCCTTACGGTATCGCGCCAATCGCATATCTCTTTTAGTTCAAACGGTGTCATAGCAAACTGCTGGTCTTTGCCCTCCATGCCGGGGTCCAGGGTAAAGTGTTTTTCTACGCTCTGCACGCCCAATGAAATGGCATGTTTAGCGGCCTCTGTTCCCTGAGAGTGATCTGAGAATCCGATGTTAGGCCACTTCAAAAAAGCTAGATTTATCATATTGAGCTTGTCCAACGGACAGGGGTAAAGAGACACACAGTGCATCAATGTTACGTTTTCCGCGCCCCATTCCACTAACCGTTTTGCGAGTTCAATTCGTTCTTCGGTTGTATGCATACCCGTTGAGATATAGAGGTGATCGAAATATTTGAGGCACCTTTCTATCAACCCCCACGAGTTACAATCTGCCGATCCGATCTTAACCTGTTTTATGCCTAATTGAGACAGTTCATATACGGTATCCATGTCAAATACGGTCGTTAGAAATTCAACTTCGTTTTGAGCACACCATTTAATGATATCCTGGTGGTTTCTATACGACAATTCACGGGCCTTGTAATATTTGTAGTTTGTCTTATCAACCAATTTATCTGCTTTGAAAGATTGAAACTTTACTACGTCTGCCCCAGCTTTCGCCGCCGTCTCGATCATCTGTTTCATTAACCTTGGATCACCGTTATGGTTTGCGCAGCATTCAGCTATGATTTTCATTTTTGGTGGTTTTCAAGAAACTCGACCAACTTTCTTTTCATAATTTCCTGGGTTTTAATTCGATCTTCTATTGTGTTGCCCCCTATGTGGGGAGTAATGATAACTTTTACTGATGCGGTATCACTATATTGGATTTTTCCATCTTTAACGGCAAAAGCCATGCAACTACCGGGCATATCACACATTTTTGCACTTTTAATGGTGTCTAACAACTCTGGCTTCTCCACTACGTCCAGAGCAGCACCCTTGACATTTCCATTTTCCAGGGCCAATGCCAATGCTTCGGTGTCTACGATCTCACCACGGGCCGTGTTAATAAACCATCCGTTCATCATCTCAAACTCGTTGTATGAGAAGAAATGCCGAGTATCTCTATTTAATTTTAAATGGCATGTTACAATGTCCGAATGGGTAAGTAAATCCTCTAGGTTCTGGTCCGGGTCGGCTTTATCGTGAGTTAAGATTATCATGCCAAAACACTTTGCATACTTAGCTACCATCTTTCCCAATCGACCATACCCTACGATCCCCAATACCTTACCGTTGAGCGTATGCCCTATGTACTTGTCCCGGTTTTCTTCCGAATCCCCGCAGGATTGTACGGTGTTTCTTAGGAGTGCCAGCATAAGCCCCATGGTGTGTTCTGCAGTTGAATATACATCCTTGCAATCCTCCGGTTCTAGTTTTAGAAGAGGTATGTCTCTATTGTCTATGTGATCTGTGCCAGTAGTGCAGGATACGATCACATCAAAGCCTTTTACATCGTCATAAGAATATTGTTTGTTGAGTGTTGCTACCAATACCTTTTTGTCTGTTTCAATCGTGCTCCAATCGGAGAAATATGTTTCATCAAACTGTATCATCCTAGTAATTTCACCTCTCCCCTTGCTTCCATTTGTTTAATTTGATAGTTTGTGTACCCTTTGTCTAAAAGCTCTGATCTTAGATAGCAACCCTTTAGTTTTTCCTGTTCTTCCTCGAACGGATTTGGTCTTGACATCACATAGTATCTAAGTTCGTCCATGGCGTGATCATTTGTTTTCCTTGGGCTTTCCGATGGTTGGCCGTCGCTTGTTTCCTCCCAACGATATTTCTTAATTTCCCATATCATTTTAGGGCATGTTTTGAATATAAAAATCCTTGGCTTACCGTTGGGGTACTTTTCTTTCTCCGGGTGGCCGTCCGGCAACGGCCTAAGTGTTAGGTATTGTCTGACTCTTTGTGTCCCAACAAATACGTCCTTGTTAACAAACTGCGGGATAATCCCATGCTGAGTAAATAGTTCTGCTGCCGTTTGCTCGGCGTTGATTGTTTTCTGTGTGGCTGCCGTGTCCATGACAGATAGCAATTTACCGCTTTGGGTAAAAGGCCATCCCATTTTTTTTGCTATTTTCTTGATTTCCCCGGCATGCCACTCTACCTGTTGTTCTTTCACGTAATGTTCCGCTATTACATAAACAGTCCCCTCATCGTCACAGGCGTAAAAATGGCACGACAATGGAGCAGAATACCCAGGGTCAATTGATATCTTGTCATACCATCCGTGAGGAATAGGAAACGGATCAATGACGTGGATTTCTTCGCGGAATTCTTTATAAACCAACCCAGATAGCGCAACAAACCTACCGTGCTGCCTAGCTTCACGTTCCGATTCCGGTATTGTGGTTTCGAGGTATTTAATTTCGGACAAAGAAAGAAACGGGTTATCTTTCCATTCCATTGTCCAATATTGGACTTCCGGGTTGTTGTTTTCATTGTCGTATATGACATCATAGGCCCACGTCAAACCTTTCAACGGAGTCATGGTCAGCCAGAAGTCGCCCTGGGTATCGAGTAACCGCATAAGACATTCGTCGTATATTTCCTTGGGCGGTTCTTCATCAAACCAAATCCAGTGCTGGCTTGTGCCCTGAAACTTTTCGCGTCCTTGTTCCACCGTTTTAAACCCAATTGTGGAGGTTCCGCCTGAAACGTGCCTTACCAACAGTAGGTCTATGATTCCGTGCTCTATGTCTGTCTTTGCGCCGACGCGCATCACGACATCTACGATCTGATCCGGGCGCAACCATTTTAAGATTTCTTTCTGCGCTACGTCTCGTTGGACCTCATTTGTCAGAGAAACAACCCACCCCCTATTGGGTCGATTGATATACGGTTTCAGGTTTTTTTTGTACGAATGTTCGCCCGTAGAGTACCACACAGATTCTACGGCTCCACCCACGGTTTTCCCGGTCCTGTTGCCCCCAAAAAGCGCCCGAATACGTTTAGCTGACTGATGAAATTCTATCTGCTTCAGGTGCTTCTTTTCTTGGTTGTAATATCGTATAGGCTCTTGTTCCCGGCGACGTTCTTTCTCGTCAAGATAAAGAGCCAGTTCTTCTTTTCCCTCTCTAGTGAGTTTATTTAAGTCCAATCATTGGTGGTCATCTAGTGGCTCTACCTCCTTTTGTGCGGTTCGTTAAATTAATCAACGCAGGAACTGAAGGAATAATCTCCTTCCGAAAAATCTATATCTCCATAAATCTCAATTTCTAT